ATCCCGAGAACGACCTGCCCCCGGGCGCCACACTCACCGTTCACGGCCTGGAGGAAGCCGTAGTCGAGGGGCTGCTGTCCCAGCACGACACGCTGGGGTACCGAGCGCGGTCCCGCGACGACAGCCGCACCCGAGGGGCCAGCGGGAAGCAGGAGGACGACCCCTGCTGGGAGGGCTACGAGATGGTGGGCACGAAAATAGATGAACACGGGAACGAGGTGCCCCGGTGCGTGCCCGTGGACGAGGTGGCAAACGCCACGGACAGCGAGAAGGCCAGCACCCCCGCGCAGATACAGAAGGCCGACGACCTGCTGCTGGAGGCCCACAAGTCGCAGATCTGGCCGGCGGGCCTGGGCGCTATCGAGAAGCGGACCTGGACCGGTGACGAGTCCGTGCCGGAGTACGTCATCAAGCAAATCCAGGAGGCCATCCGGGCGGGCGGCGCAGTGTTTTCGGACATCGACTCGGTGCCGGACGATGCCGTAGACCGCCTGGAGGGCATCCTGGAGGACAACCTGACGCAGCCGCAGGGCTGGTCGCTGGACTCGGTGGTGGACGACATGAAGGACGCCTGGCCGGGGGTGGATACGGACGATCTGGAGGTGGTGGCTCGCACGGAAACCGCCAGTGTGCTGAACGAGGCCCGCGAAATCGGGTACGAGTCCATGCCTGATAGCGCGCAGGCAAAGTTCTACTGGCAGGGGCCGAACGACAGCCGCACGACCGAGGCCTGCGAGGAACTAAAGGATCGCACGAACCCGCAGTACGGCGGCACGCCTGTGTCCATGAACGAACTGGTGCGGATGGAACAGGAGGTGCAGGCGGAACACTTCTCCAGCCTGTCGTTCCGTAAGCATACGCCACACATCAACTGTCGACACACCTTCGTGCGGCAGGTGGATGCGTTGGTAGACGAGGGAGGGTTCTAACACATGAGCAGCACACCAGACACCGGCCAGGAGCAGGACAGCGCGGCAGACAGCGAGGGCGCGGGCAGCAGCCTGCGACCCCTCCGCTCGGGCGGCCAATACGCCACAGCGTACGCATACCTGTATCTCACCGCGCTGGTGCTACTGCCCGTGGTGGGGCTGGCACTCGCCGCGTACGCCGGGTACATCGACCTGGCGGTGAGCGTGCAGGTCAATCCCGACCTGTCAACGGCCGCCGAATGGTTCATCCAGGGCATCGTGGTGGCAGTTCTGTTCTGGACGTTCGTGCAACTGGTGCGCATCACTAGCGTGGGGTTCATCCAGGGCGTCATCGCCACCGTGGCCCGCATTGCGGATAACTACGAACTGCCGAACGAACCGCCGCGGGAGCCGCCGCGGGAACCGCCGCGGGAAAGCGAGGGTGAGGGTGAGTGAAAGCCGGCCTGTCGAGTCTGCTGTCGCAGTTTCTTAGCACGTTCCAGGAATGGCACTACTTCGTGGGTGGCCTGGCTGTGGGCTTCCTGCTCGGGGCTGAATACGCACGCCAATACCACGGGAAGGGGGCGGGATGATGCCGGGCGAGAACCTGGCCGAGGACATCCACCAGTTCGACCAGGGGCCGCTCGCACTGTCCAAAGACAAGCCCGTGGCCACGCTGAAAGGGCTGTTCAACTTCCAGCCGGACAGGCCCCTCACTCGGCGGCAGGACCACGATCCGTTTAACGTGATGGTGCGGTCGAATGGCGGCGACGTGCTCCGCTCGAGTGGCGGGCTGTACCAGGTGGAGACGGACGGCACCACGGACGCCCAGGCCGAGCTGGCCACAGCCCAGTTAGGCGTCTATCGACCGGGCACGCTGGCGAACTGGGCCACGGGCGTCTGGATAGACGTGGACCCGGCAGGAACCGATGCGTTCTACGACGTGGGATACGGCGGCCGGGGGTTTTCCGAGGGGCTGTTTTTCCGCATCCAGGGCGAGGAATCCATCAAGTTCCGCATCCAGAGCGACCGGTACCAGGAGGACGTGGTACTCGAGCGCGACCTATGGGAGCGCGACACAGTCACCGAGATAACGGACGGCGGCGAGGTGGTCGGTACGGTGTACGGCATCGACGCCTGGCTGGGCGGGCGCAAAAGTGGCGGGCTGTTCCAGGCCAGCCGTGGGTACCTGTTCGGCAGCATCGTGGGCTGGTATGGACCGTCCTCGATAATGCCCTACGTGGTAGAAGTGGGAGACGTAAACGGGAAGTGGGCACAGAAGGTCTGGCCGCTGTTCCTGTACCGCCC